CATTACGTGAATACATTGTAACCACACCATTATTAATAATTGTAATAACTCTTACACCGTCTAATTTATAGTCTAATAGTTTTTTACCTACCATTTTCTTTTCATGGTTTGCTGAATCATGTGCTAACATACATTTGAAAGTTGGAATTTTAAGATCACTTCTTTTAGTTTTTTTAACTACATTATTAATAGTTTTTTCTGAAACACCACATTTTAAATCTTTTATTAGTATTCTTCTATACCAGTTGTTCCACTCATCTACAGTTGCTTCGTTCATTGTTTCTTCTATAGCATCTCTGGCATCATGCCCTGTAAGTTCACGATCTCTTAATTGCGATGCGAGACCAACAAATTCAGCAAATGCTAAACCAGGACCATCTTTTTTAGATTGTGGTACCTGTTTGACTCCAAATGTTATCATTGGGTCTAGTGCTAATCTGCAACCTGAAAAAAAGTTTACATTGTTATTAGCAATTTCTTTCATAATAACACCTTCTTTAAACAACCTTGAATTGTTTGATTCTAATTCTTTTATAACATTATACATTTGTTTTTTCTTTCCTTTTTTGTACAATATATGGCCAAGAACAAATAATCCCCAATTGATATTGTTCTACTTCTTCTTTGTTTAATATACTTGCAGTCATTTCTTGAAACTTTGTTGCATTACCACTTAATACTTTAAACACTAATCTTCTAAAATCTGCTTTAATTTTTTCAACAAGTTCTTTATCACCTGGTTTAGGTTTATATGTTTTAATATAGTCTGCTACCCGTTCTGCTGTTGAGAATGCTTTATTGTAGTCTAGTTCTTTTGGATTCCATTCACCATGAGTAATAGGTAATGGTGTTCCTGATAGAGTAGATTTTTTTAAATGTATTCTAGCCATCTTATCAATTTCATTTTTTCTAACGTATCCATACATATTAATAATTTGATGACTTAATGCAATTATGTCGTCTACTTTGTATAGGGTTGATCCCATATCTGTAGTATTAAATTTTTTTGCCACGTTGCCTCTTTGTCATATATTCATGATGTTCTACTTGTTCACGTTGCTCTATAGCATCATCTATTTTATCTTTAAATGTTTTAAATTTTTTGTATTCTTGTTTGCTTAAACCATTTACCCATTTCTTAACATCTACTTTAGTTTTAAATATAGATCCAAATGGTTTCTTTGAATGATAATTTATTGTCCAAGCATTACTCATAATGGGTAATTTCCTAAAATAGTGAATATGTAAATAGTGGCTAGTATAAACCAACCTGTAAGAATACCGCTACCAAAAATTATAAAAAATTCTTTATTGCTCATCCATTTCCTCCGCTTCTATAACATCTTCGGCATATTGCATACCTAATTCAAATGCTTCTTGCTCTGAACAAAGTTCCATTTGTTCTTCAAGTTCGTGATCTGCTTCTGTCATTGCTGGGTAATAAGGTTTTTCACAATGCTTCATTTCTGAACCAATTTTTTTACCTGTTTCTTTATCATATAAATCTTTTGTTTTATATGTTGGAGCGTTTTCAAAAAATACACCGTTTTTAATTACATTACCGTTTCCTAAATCAATAATTGCCATATTATGCTCCGACTTTCATATTATGTAAACTAGCATAAGGATTCGATTTTTCAAATTTGCTAATTGCTTGTTTAATAGTTTTAGCGAAAACTTCTTTAGTCATTAATAAACCAAATGCGTTCTTGTAAGTTGCTATAAATGTTTTGTACATACTCTCTGTTTTCCTTTGTTTATAATACTAATTTAACATCAATACCAAACCTGTCAACCATAGAAAACCGCAGAAAACAGCGATTCTGTAAAATATTAAGTCGTTGATTTTGTTGGATTTTTTAAATTAGTGGATAGATGCGTCGTGTAAGAACAGCATTTTTTCTAAATCAATTGATCTTCTAGGGTCGTAGTATGTGTCATTGGAAAACATCCAATCAAATGCTTCTGATTCTGCTTGTTTTCGTGTTCTAAAAACCACATCACTATATTTTAATACTTTTGACTCTGTATTTTTTCTATAGACAAAACCCCACTTTTTGTTCTCTCTGTAGCATACGACATAATCTTCTGGTAGGGGTTTTTTTATTTTTGGCATACTGTAATTATTTAAAAATTAAAGATTTTCTATATGCTTTGATTTTAGTTACAAATGTGTTCCAACTAATATGTTTCATAGCACTTCTTTTTAAATCTTTTGGTATAAAGCCAGAGTCAGGTTTTACTCTATAAAAAGTTACTCCATTGGCACAAGTTAGCATTTCTTTCCAGTCTTCAAAAAAACGATCATATGTAATGTCATCTTCATATACTTTACGATAGTTGTTAGTACTCTTATAGCAGTTATTAGTTAATCCATTAATCCCAGGTTGTAAGTCATGACCTATAAGGTATATTTCATTTGCTCCGTGTTGTACAGCCAAATGTGTTGCTAGTGTTCCTGCATTCCATCGATGATTTTTAGGAATGTTTTTAACTTTTGTTCCCCATTGCTTTGGGTTTCGATATCCAGTCCATACAGGAAATTTATCTGCATATCTATTTGGGTGTTCAGATATTTCTTTTAACATTTCTGGGTCAACTAATACTAAATGATCCATGCGATGATCTCTATAGATAGCATTGCATCCATAAAATTCACCAATCATTCTTAAGTCTTCCCAAAAGCCATCGTACATACGATTAACTTTTTTCCGGCTTTCTCCGTTGCCCCACACAAAGGCAATCTTAGATTCGTTTTTTGAGATCATTTATAATTGCTTCTTTATCCTTTAATATTTTTTGTTGTTGAAATTCTATAATGAATTCACTATATTCATCTAAAGTAATGAAATTAAAATTAGACCATTGTCCCCAATCTTTTGGGATTGTCCATCCATCTGTGTTAACTTGAAAAAAGTTTACATCAGGATAATGTTCAAATATTTTAGCCATTTGATATTCCCAATAATGATGTGGAACTGCGTGTCTATTGGCATCCCAATAGTTTTCTGTATCTTTGTATATGTTATTATGTAATTTTTGTCCTTTACCTACACCATATAAATCAAATCCAAGTAAAAATACAGTTTGAGCCTTTCGACCTAACCATCCACCATGACCATTTGAAAGTGCTACCAATGTAGCAAACTGACCAGTCCCCCAATGGAATGGGTCATCAATTCTTTCTTGTCCTTCATAAGGTAATTCTGGCACTTCTAAAAATTTATGTTTAGGAAATGATTTAAGCCATTGTGGTCTAGTGTATAATGGGCATGGAACTTTATTGTCTTTGGCTTCTAGTAGTTCATTAATCATTTTACGGTCAGCACATACTAAAAAGTTAGGAGTCATATCACGATATACAGCATTACAGCCTACAGTCATACCTATTAGGTTAGTTGTTTTAATATCAAAGTCTTTGCGACTTTCACCGTTGCCAATTACTGTTGCAATCCTACTTGCCATAACAATAATTATTCTGATCTATGTTCTATGACTTTATCTATAAGACCAAATTCAAGTGCTTCTTGTGAAGTAAAGAACTTATCTCGTTCCATATTCTTTTCAATTATATCTAATGGTTGGCCTGTATGTTTAACATATATTTCATTTAATCGCTTTTTAGTTTTAAGTATTTCCGCGGCATGAATATCTATGTCTGAGGCTTGTCCTGAATATCCACCTGATGGTTGATGTATCATTATTTTTGAATGTGGTAATGCAAATCGTTTACCTTTTGCTCCTGATTGTGCCAACAATGATGCGGCAGAACTTGCCTGTCCTATTATCATAGTTGATACATCAGATTTAACAAATTGCATAGTGTCATATATTGCTAAACCAGATGATACATATCCTCCAGGTGAATTAATATAGAAACTAATATCTTTTTTTGGATTATCTGATTCTAAAAATAATAGTTGTGCAGATACCAATGATGATACTGAATCATTAATTGGTCCTGTTAAGAATATAATACGTTCTTTAAGTAGTCTACTAAAAATATCATATGAACGTTCACCTTTTGATGTTTGTTCTATGACTATGGGTACTAATGAATTTTGCATATTATTATTGTATTGCGGTTTAACTTATTTGTCAATACAAGTAATTAATTATTTCTGGTACAAAGTTTTTAGGATTCTGTTTTCGGAAAGAATCTTGTTGGTTAATGGTAAATTTAAATGTTTGAAGCAATGATTCTTTACCATCGGCTTGATTAATGTATTCGACGATTGGTTTAAGTAATGTGGAAAATTTATGTTTACTGAACTTGTTTGCAATAGCATCTTTCATTTTTAAAGGCATAACTTGTGGAGACATATAGTATGGTGTTTGAACGAATTGGTATTTGTGAGATGTGGCATTAAAATTTTCCATATTCCATTCAAGCATTTTATCATAATAATAAATGTTTATATTGCTTAAAGTATTATAAACATTTGCATTCCAGTTAGTGTCTTTTAATTTTTGTACAATTTTTACAGTTTTATCCCATTTTCCTGGATATCTCATATAGTTAAAAACTTTACCTATACCATCGATTGATAGAGTAACATAGATATTACTAAATTGTTGTAATATTTTAAATAATTCACGATGTGGCATTTGCTGACAATTAGTTGTATATTGTAAGTGTAATTTGGTTTTGCCAAGATTTATTAATCTTTCTAATAGTGTAATATGATTCCAATCTAAAAAAGGTTCACCACCTAATATTTCTAGTGAGTCTAAACCATATAATGTTTCATCTGATACTTTAGATGTATTTGATTCATTAAGGTTGTGCCACTTGTTTTTATTATAATGATTATGTTCAGCATACCATTTAGTGCTATCATCTGGTCCACAAGTTTTACAAGTTAGGTTACATAGATTAGTTGCTGTAAATTGTAGTGAACGTATTTTTTTATTATGTCTATGTTCGTGTAGTTCTTTAAGTGATTTTTTTGAATGGAAAGATAACCATCTATTATCTTGTAGGCGTTTGCTTTCATGCCCAGATTTTTCTGTATTCCAACAATGTGAACAATATTTAGATTTTAACCCTTTATCAAAAGTTTCTTGTAACTTTTTTGTACTAAATTGTTTATCAAAGTCTCGTAACCAGCAACAAGGAATTATACTTTTCTTACGTATTGCTTGTTGATAGAATGGATTTACGCACCAATTTTTCATTTTAAAACTTTGAGTAGAATAGTATCTAAATTAATTCTGCCATTACTTTTAGTTTCAGTAGTTTTAATAGATTCCCAAATGTTACGCATTGCTATTTTTCCATCCGTAGTTAAAAGTTTTGGCAATATAGTTTCTGGTTTTCGTACAGTTTTTGATACACTACTTCGATCATCATAATCTTTGAGTGTTGTACCTTTAATGATTATTCCATTTGGTCCCATAGCATTATATTGAGATAATTTGCGAGTTTTAATGTTGAATAAC